CGGCAAAACGGATAATATTATTTACATTATAGACGGTTATACTACCTCCTACGCTATTTACATAAGCACCGCTCGCATCCATCGCCTGCGTCGTTATAATATTCATGACCGCGTCGGCGTCAAATACGCCATTATTATAAGTATAATTCGATGTTTTCGAAAATAACGATGCGAAACCACCCGCATAACCAAAATAAGTATTTACATATTCACAGAAATCTCTATACATGGTGGAATAAGTTCCTACCGAAATAACTTGGGCGGCCGACATACCATTCACGAATTCTTCCGCGGTTAATGTAATAGTATCATTGGGGAAGCGGTCCAAATAGGGATTAAACGACGAATCTGTAATACTTATATTACGCGAGTCTTTTAATAAACCTAATTTTTGATTAAAAAGGCGGACATCAAACGTTACTTGTAATGCCTGGGTCACATCATAACGAGTCATCGGTTGCTCTAATGCCAACTTAATAGTATCGAAACCTTGCTGCATGGTATACCCGCCAAGGGCAACCATGGCATAGTAAAACCCGCTATAGTAGGCACCAACCACACTTAAATCGGGATTTTCATTTCTCGATATATCTATGAACGAATAAGTTGTTCCTCCGGTAATTTCCTGAGAAAATGCGCCGGAAGTATCCAATAAGAAAATACCCGAAGCATCGGTTGTAATAGAAAATCCTGTATTGTTATCAATAAATATAAAGTCACCCGATGAATCCGTAGTAATCGTAGTATTTGATAAATCTAATGATACAGATACATTGGAAGAATCTACTATGAAAAAATTACCAAATATATCCATCGTGATTGAGCTACCTAGCGCAGATACCGTATAGAAATTGGACGAAGAATCGGTTATTAAATAAGAACCATTTGAAAAACTTATCGGACCATAAGATTGAGGTGGCGGAGGAGGTGGGAGCGGGTTTAACGAAGTATCTGTAATAAAAAACCCAGACGAATCGGTAATTATGTAAAACCCCGTATTTACATCCGTAAAAACAAAATCACCCGACGCATCCGTGGTAATCGTAGTATTTGATATGTCAATATATACAACGTTTTCAGATGTATCTGTGATATAAAAATTCCCACTGAAATCCATAGTTATCGAGCTACCCGATGGAATCAAAGTAAAAGTATTACCCGAGGAATCGACTAATACATAATTACTATTATTATCTATAGATAGAGAACTTGCCATTTATATATCTAGGTATTTTTACGAATAACAAAAATATTGACGGCGGGAACCTATAACGAAGAGATTATAAATCATATAACATTTTTAATATTATACTGAACGAGAAATTAGAATTATTCATATTTAATACCCGCCCATGTTCATCGATTAACCTGACTCTTAGCTTTTGTATATCCACGGGACCAAAATAAAGACGCGGTTCGGAGATGATTTTATGGTCATTATCCATGATTAAACTAAAGTAGGAACCACGTATGGATATCCTAGCCAATATATTAGGACTTAGTGTATGTTTACTAAATACACTTACGAAGTAATTATTCGCACTATTATTAAAATCATCCACAACTAAATAAATATAACGAATTTTGGCGGGCTCAACTATAGTTTCAGCCGTATATGAAGTATTTCCATTATATTGTGGATATATATAACCCATATTCCATCCTATACGAGTGGATATATCTATGGAACTGGGCTGGCCATCTATATCTCTGGCAAAGTCCATAATGATTTCAGTTATGTTATTAGAAAAAATACCCGTTGGATATACTGTTATTTTACCTGTGCCCGAACCACTCGTTGTTATATCTATCTTGAACTCAATATATGAGTAAATATTCGCAGTATTCGTAGGGTTACCCGTCGCGTCTTTCGGAGATAATGTATTATTTATGGAATCGATAAAATCGGGTGCGTTATAGTTACCTACGGGAAGTTCGAAAACCTGTTCTGTATAAAAAATACTGTTTCCGTCTTGATCCGTATCTATAATGGTAGACGTATTATCCGTAAATGAACCGGATGGATCGGTAAATTTCACCGCCATATATAAAAAATTATTACCATTTTCCTTACTTATGCCGTAAAAACATACAGGTAATTCTATCGTCGCCAACTGCATAGAAACCACTTTCGAATACTTTTCGGGAAGTTTTATCGTAAGGTCGGAAGATTGGGTGCTATATAAGTCTTCGCGGAACCGAGTATCGATATTTAAACATTTGGTGATGACACGCGTATTTAATGGGTTTAATTCGCCAGGGAAGAATTCGCCATTCATGGCCTGTATATATTGCGTTTTCGGGCGGGTTATTATTTCATCGGTTCTCGGATTGGGCTCCCTCGAGAACGGCGTATCTAACGTATCTAATTTATAATTTTTAGGAATAGTAGTGGGTGCTTTGACGGAATCTTTACATTTAACGAAGATAAGCCACTCTTTGGCGAGAGTAAGAAATTCAATCAAGTCGCGTTTAAATCGCTTATTTATATGACCACTCGCTAGTAACTGCTCTCGGATTTTATATTCTTTTGACTCAACATCGCTGGCGCTATATTTTGAATTCGGTTGTAGTTGAAAGAACCGCTCAATATCCTTTAAAGTATAATTATTTATATCTAAATCCAACTGGTCCATATGTAATGCCGTAGATATTTCGGTATGTTATCTCAACGTATTATTCCAATGTATTATCTCATCCTAGTATAACTACAATGTCTATAGCGACCTTAAAAAGAAAAACCCAAGTTCAATATAATAATATGAGTGTAGGGGCCAAGCACGGATTTTCACTGAACGGAACACATCGTAGTCAGGGATATGTGGGCCAGACTTCATTATCGCGTTCTTTACCTCAAACCATTATGAGGGGACATGGTGGATTCTGTGGTAAATACCCGAATGTTCCCGTAGTCCAGTCCGCGGTTACCTCATTAAACGACCCGACCGTCGTCAAATCCTCGGTGGTTGGCACACAGGGGATGATAAATACGCATTATAGATGGATACGCAGACCCGCGCCATTTACAACGGTAAAACCCGATAATAATACCCATCTTAATGACCAAAGCGACTATATTACGCGGGTCAGGAAGGCGGCATTAGTATCGTGTAATGTAGTGAAAGAAGTTACGGGCGAGAAAAAGTGCGCTGAAATCGGATACTCACACAAAAAGAGGGACGTATGTAATATAACGAAGCCCGAGAGCGACTACGTAGCCATGTCTAGCGGGGAATACATAGACCAATTAGAGAAAAAATGCTCGGAAAATGATGTGGTATTTGTTCAGTCGTCAACGCGCCGTAGTATTCCGTTTGCCTGTGGCGGGAACTAGCCGCCAAAATTGATAAGGATATTACAAAATATACATAATATATAAAACACATATTACGTAAAATGGATAGTCAAACCGACCTACAGAAGCTATATATCGATAGTATGTCGGATAAGGAGAGAAAGGCATATGAAATCGCGAAAGAGCATCTAGGTATGTCGTTTCAAATAGAGAAGAGCCTGGGGTATATTCAGTTTGTTAAGGCGTTAGATACAAAGACAAAAGGGTAGGTTTACACCTTTTCGCATTGAAAATGCGCAAAGGCAACGTTACCTTTCACTCATTTACGCCCACAAAGTGGGTGTTTTGAATGAGAAAAGGTGTAATAACCAAAAAATATTAATTCTAAAATTCGCATCCCAAAAATCTCGATAACTCAAGGTAATCATCTATAGTCTTAATATTTTTTTCTATGTATTCCAATATCTTTTTATCACAGGATGGTCTTCTGTAACCACTCCTACGCCTACCTCTCGCTTTTTCTTCTTGGGAACTGTTATCCATGTTCCATCATCGTCGTCAACTAGGGGCTCGTCATGTTTCACTTCATCGGTTGACTTATGGTAAACATATTATCTGTTTCATACGGTCAAAGAGTTTCCGCAGGGTTCCCCCTCACCTTAGGTTCCCCTGGCTCATATCTTCAAAGTAAACACATGTTTATACTTAGAATTCATGATTTCCAATAATTCTTCCGCCTTCATTACTTTTTTACGTTTGAGAACTTCGGACCCCTCCAATATGAGGTCTTTGGAATTACGGATTAAAAAGTCGGCATAGGCATACGCGTCTTTAATAATCTGCGCCACCTCCGCATCAATCTTCTCTTTATACTTCTCGCTCATACTCGGATAGATAGGTGATTTTCCCATACCATAATAGCATATCATACGCTGGGCCAATTTCAATGCCTCTTCAAAATCATTGATGGCACCCGTCGTCACCGATACCCCATAGATAACTTCCTCTGCTATTCGTCCCGATAGTAGTATCATCAAATGTTCAAATAACGCCTCTCTCGTAAGTATACTGGACGATGAGCTTTCAAAGATAGTATAAGCGGGGCTTTTCGGTGCGGATAGATTGATTACCACCTTGGTCATTTTCGAGTGGTGCTTGGATAAAATACCTACTACGGCATGCCCTAGCTCATGTATCGCTATATGGTCTATAATATCCGACGTAAATTGGTGTTCGTTTGGCTGCCATCCTACCATCATTTTATTCAGAGCATAGTCAGTATCTATATCCGTAAATTCCTTGCGATTTTGGCGAAGGGCAGTAAGCATGGCTTCATTTAATAGGTTCTCTAATTCAGCACCAGAAAGCCCATTAGTTAATTCGACCAGCTCATCGATTTTAATAGTATCATCATGTGGTTTACCCTTGATATGAATATTTAAGATGGCACGGCGGGTTTTCTCATCCGGGTTACCAATATAAATTCGTTTATCAATTCTTCCTGGGCGAATTAGAGCGTCGTCCAATAAGTCGGCGCGATTCGTGGCGCCTACTAAAAAAATACCACTCATGTTTTTAAACCCATCGAGGGATACAAGGAGTTCATTGAGAGTATTATCGCGCTCACCTGAGGCTTGTTCGTTATCAGTGGAGCGTTTACGACCCACAGCATCTATTTCATCAATAAATACAATACAAGGAAGGTTTTTACTAGCCAACTCGAAAAGTTCTCGGATTCTACTTGAACCGACACCTACATATTTTTCTTGAAATTGAGCGCCGGATACGGCAATAAACCCCGTTTTGGCCTCTCCGGCGAGAGCCTTGGCCAACATAGTTTTACCGTTCCCTGGCGGGCCCTCTAAGATAATACCCTTGGGAACCCTTACGTTATACCCATTGTATTTTGAATAGTTGGAGAGGAGGTCGACGCATTGGGATAATTCTTGTTTAATATTATCGTAACCACCAATATGCGAAAAATTATAAGGAGATTTCGTAACTACCTCGAAATTATCGGATTTCTTGTTTTTATCAGGTAGAGTAGAGCGTATAGGGCGACCAAAGATATCGGTTTCACTATCATCATCATCTTCCATATCAGGCTGGCCCGCCATCGCATTAAATAATCCCTTATTGATAATAATACGAATACCACTTATAGGAGTGGATGAGTTTTTATTACGAGGCATATGGTCGGGTTCCGTGCCGTTTAATAAACGTTCAAACATTTCCATTTCTTCATCGTCCATTTCGTATTCGTCGTCCTCTTCTTCGTCAAAAAACACGTCATCTTTAAATTCGCGGCCTCTATTGATTTTCATGCGTTTATTCAAGTGGTTGTTTTGGTAGCTATAATTGCGCGTATTCAATCGTTTGAGAAAGTTCTCATGGTAAGTCTTTGAAAGTGGATGGCTTAGCTTCTTTCGTAGGGATTTCAAATAGAGTCGTGTAGAAGGTTCTCTATTATGTATTCTGAATCTTGGAATTAAAAAACCATCTGCCAGTAAGCCTAGACAGAATAGTATATTATAATCAAGGCGCATTATAATATAACGGACTAAATATATTGGCCACTTTGAACTAACAAAAAGTATTTCATTTTACCCTTTTATTTGGTTCAATAAAAATAACCTCGAAGTTATCTTAGGAAAGGGAGGGGTTCGCAGTGGCCTCTGACCCTGCTTAGCAGGAAATATTAAACGCAGCCAATTTCGACCTTAACGTGGCAGTGGCGTTTTGTAGCGTCACCGTCGTTTGTTTCAACTCTTTATTGGCATTGGAAATATATTGAATATCTATATTATCCGACATGGCAATACTTACACCTTGGTCGCATAGAATATTCCAGTTATCAATCGTAGTCACTGCCTTACCAATAAGGGCTTTTTCTACCTTTGATAATTTGGCATCGTTTAATGAAACATCGGGGGATACAAAATAATTAATATACTGCATCGCACAGTTCACTTCATCCATCACGCCTTCTATTACGACCTTGGTATCATGGGCGGATTTGGGAATTTGAATCGTCGTGGTCGCGAAAATCGTTTCTTTGAATCTACCAAAGGTATTGGATAGGTTAACGATTTTGGCAAGGGCAGAGGCGATAGAGCGTAAGAAGGTCGTATCAGTAATAATATTGACGTTTTGTAATTTAAGAATAAACCCATTGAAAAGCTCACTCAATTGGTCAGCCGCGGCGGCAAACTCATTGAACCCCTCTACATCAATATTTAATTCCATATGTTTTGACTGGGTTGCGATACGACCTGCTGCTTCAAAAAGCGCAGTATAGTCATCGATGGTGCCCTTTCCGTGAAAATCGGAGCATTGGATTTCGCTGGCATATAATTTGATTTGGTTTAATAAAATATCGGTTTCACTCGTGGGGTCGGTTTCGTCATCGTAGGTAGTAAACTTTTCTGTCAAGTTCTCGAATATCTGGGTATTTAAACTGGGGTCGGTGGTATCGAATGTCGTGCGAATAATATTCGTCGACCCATCGGTTCCTATAGTATTCACTATCTCGTAACCCGAACCGTCGATTATAGTAGTCGATGTTACATGGGTGATAGGTTCGACAGTTATAGAAGAAGCCGAAACGTCGTCAAAACATATAACAATGGGTGGATTATTACAGATATCAGTTACGGACGAGGCAGTGAAAACCGTATAGGAAATATCGTAGGTGGAATTAAACGAGAAGTCTACGATTACGTTACCGCTGGTATCCTTGTGGGATACAATGACGTTATTACTACTAGAATCGTGGCCTTGATTACCTTGACCTTGATTACCTTGACCTTGATTACCTTGGCCTTGATTACCTTGGCCTTGATTACCTTGACCTTGATTACCTTGACCTTGATTACCTTGACCTTGATTACCTTGGTCTTGATTAGACTCGTTGTCTGAATCATGGTTGTGTGCGTTACCGCTGGACTCGTTTTCGTTAGATGAGGGCATCTATAAAATAATACATAATATAAAAACCACGAAAATATTTATTTTCTTCTAAACAAACGCATATATGGTAAGGAAGTTTCGCAATAGTAGTTAGATTTTACAAAACATGGGTTTTGTAAAATATGTTGTATATTATGACAGGAAACTGTTGAGTTCCCTGCGCGTGTTAGTTTTTGAATAGGGCTTCAGAAAGAGTTTAACAATAGGTCGCGTTTAAATTTTAGTTTAAAAGTTTTAATATATTATTAGACATACAAGACATACACAAAATTAATGATAAACGCATCAAGTAATTCATTCCACATAAATTAAAATACGTTTTTACACACTCACGGAAATAGCCGCCGACACAGGCACTATACTATTCTTCCTCGCGCATCCACGTTTATGCGCGGCCAGTGCTTTTAGGTTATTACCACAAAAGCTTTTACACAAATCGCATTTCAGCCCCGGCTTTTGAATCGGCGCCGAATACTTGGTTGATAGAAACTTATCCAAGGCGGGGAATCGGAATTCATCTATCTGAGTGAGAACTTTTTTCTGGCTCTCTTTAAAGACCTCTACCACAGCGGCCTTTTGAGAAACAAAAATCTGATACTCGTTATTGATGGCATCCAAGATATCTTTGGGGATAGCACAGTCCTCCATATGACTCGGCTTGAATTGACGCATTTTGGAAGAGATATTATCAATAATATCTATGGCGATTTCTATCTTGGCCGGCGAATATTCGGCATTATGAATGAATACCAGAATATTACTATTATGTATTTCAATCTGGTAGTTCTTCTTGGTAGATATTCCACTCTGTTGTGAAATAAAAATACCGTTACAATGCTGTTCGTCAATGTTGGATATGAATCGATTGATATCGTCCACACTAACATTCTCTTCGGAATCCTTGTTATCAATAAGGATGTTCGTTTTGCGCTGGCGCTTCAATAGAATCGTTCCTGATTGGATAGAAATCTCGGCGGTCGTATATAGCTTGGTCAGAACCTGCGTAATTTGTCTATCGCAAATTTGTTGGCTCACCTGCGCGGTGCGGAACTTATTAAAAATATTATCCAATTCAGACAGGATTTTCGTTTGTGTTACCTGCTGATTTTGGTTATTTTCTTTTAATGAGTTGATATCGTTATGTATGCGGTCTTCGGTCGCCGAAATGAACGAGTAAATGGGCTGTTGGACGTTTTGTAGGAGAAGCGATGACTTGATATCCAAAGCATTGTTGCTCACGATATTTTTCGTTTCTTCAATATACTCCTTTTTGATATCCATGATACTGGATACCATATTGGAAGGCAAATCGCTATTCATCTTTTTCACACTATCTTTTAATGCGCCGATGGATGAGGTTAGGCTATGAATATGTTGATTATTTTCAGATAGGTTACTTAGTAACTGGCTGTGAACCGTATTATTCATGGCTTGGTTCATATCTGTTAATAATTGTTCAAATAGGTCAACAAAAATAAGGTTGACCGCCTCAAAGCTGATACTGTGATTTGCTTTATAAAATTGGGCTATTCGCGCATTCGTAATCTCAAGCTTCATTCTCGGAAATGATAATTTCGCTTATGAAATTATCATAGATATTATTTATATTATTATAACTTATTGTTTTTCTAACCGTTGTTTTTAGTAGGTAGGAACTTCAACTTCAAGGGTGGGGTTTGGCCGGTGGTATAACATGCGTGGGTTTTTTAATAGGTAATACTATGTCTCTTTCGTCATATTCCCCGAATAAAAAAGGGTTATCGAAATGGCCTATGGACCTAGGTTTTAATGGAGGGTGATGAGGAGGGTGTTGTGGTTGGGGAGCGCGGTGTTGAGGCATCGATGGGTGATAAGGGGTCGTGGGGTGATAGGTATGCGGGGGGACATTACCCGAAATATCACGATACAGGCCGAATTCATCATCAAATAAATAGGGATAACCATACCAACCATGATGGTGATGGGGGCGGTGATAGTGACCATGACCATGCCACCACCCCTTAGGCTTCGTTGGATGAGGGGGTATATGTTGGGGCATAATAGTCATAGGAGGAACTGTAGTGGATATTTGGGGTTTTACATCACGCTCATCGCTATCTTCCGTGGATATACTCGCACTATCTTCCAATTCATCGCCATTATATAACATACGCTGGGCCTGTTTATGTTTATGAATCTGAGTCTGTAACTTTACAACATCCTTGGTTTTATCCAATAAGGCCTTGGTTAATTCAGAGTTTTTGTTTTGTAAGAAGATAAGAGTGCTCGCATGTTGGTTACTCTTGGAACTCTGCGATTTATTTATTTCGTGTAATTCATATTCCAATTGTTGGAGTTTCTGTTTGAGAAGACTATTCTCGTAGTTAAGATGGTGTTGATGCTTTCTCGTCATCTTATACAAATATTGAATATTAAAATTCCACGAGCTAAACTTTTTGCCTAAATATTTCTGGGGGTATACCATAAATGATGTGGGGGTGAAATACAATTTCACAAATCTGTTTACAATGTCGCAATTGTAAATTACATGATTACAAAAATCACAAATTATTTACAAATATTGACGGCATATTTGCTGCGCCCGACTTTAGAAAATAATTATTTTTTTGGCAGGAAAAAATTTACCCACCTATTATATGTCGACTCAGACACCTCCTTCTGCTTCTTTTCCTCAGTGGTCACCGATGAGCTCTTATCCTTACGCCCCTGATGAAGTCTTGGCTGCCATGCAGAACCAAGCCATAAACAACTCTATTTATACTGGAACCAGTAAAGTAATCGGTGCTATTAATGACACCACCCGTTTTATCAACTCCGAAATCACTGGAGTTTCCAAAGACATCGCTCAAACTGGTCTCGGTCTCCGTGATGCTATTGAGCGTGGCAATTCTAACGGTATGGCTACCACT